ATAACTGAAGCGTCACCACTAAAAGAACCGTCAAAACCTAAAATTATGTCTTTATCTTTATAGTCTTGTGGTTCGGCTAACTTATCCCACGTTCCTGCTGGAAGCCATGCTTGCTTAGATGAAACCCAAGCATTTGTTCTTTTTGTACGAAACTCTGCTTCAGGTGTACGTTTAACTGCTGATTCAAAATCTTCAATATCGTTAATGTCATTAAACCCTGGATTACCTAGTTTCCAAGTTTCGGGACTTCTATGGTCTGCTTCTATTGGGGCTTCCCACCATGACATAAAAAATGTTGGGTCGTCTATTTCTTTTGTAACAATTTTTTTGCCGTAATTGTAAAGACGGTAACAAATTGAATCTTGACCGTTAGTATCTGTTCTCACACCGGCTGTTGTTATTGCCATAAGTAAAGCGTTTTCGCGAGCACCGGAACCTAATTGAAGCACGTTATAAAGTTCATCATTTGGCGCTGCATGTAATTCGTCATAAATAACTAACGTTGGTGATAATCCTTCTTTAGAGAACGCTTCACTTGATAGCACTCGATAAATTGAACCGGTACTTGGCACTTCGATAACGTCTCTAAAAACTCTACATTGATCACGTAAGTCCGGTGAAGCCTCAACCATTTTCTTTGCATCGTTAAAAACAATTCGTGCTTGTTTACCGTCTGCTGCTGCCGAATAAACTTCTCCACCTTTAGGTCCCATAAATAAACCCCAAAGTGCAATACCTGATGACAAAGCCGATTTTCCATTTTTTCGAGCCATGCCGACAAGGGCGTTACGGTGTTTAAATTTTCCGTCTGGTCTTAAAGCGAATAAATGATTTAATAATTCGTGTTGCCAATCTCTTAAAATTAAAGGGTCACCGGCTTTACCAGCAACGGTGTCTTTAGTTTGTATACACAATGCTTCAATAAAATCACCGACTTCTAAACCAATACTTTTTTTTAAATCTTCCGGTGAAACTTCTGTAAGCCAACGAGGTGGCCAACTTTTATTGTTCGTATTCACGTTGCGCGGCACGTTCTCTTAATTCCTCTAGTTTCGATTGACGGTGGACTTCGGCTACTCCGAGTCTACTTCTATCGGTTGGTGTAAACCCTAATAGACTCAAGTTATTTACTATTTCTCTTTCAAGTGCTCTTAATGCTTTACGTTCTTCATTTCGATTATCGTTCCAAACTCTTGCTCGTAATTTTGAACGCTCGTCTACTTGCTCGCAAACCATAACCAATAATTCTAAATCTGTATTAGGTGATATCCAACTTATTCCTGCACCCCAAATACGATTCCATAAATCTCTACCTGGACCGAATAATGGTCTTGACGGTTCCGGTATAACATGTGCGCCTGGAATTAAAACAATATCTTTTTTATTCGGTAACGGCCTTTTACCTGGATTACCTAATTTTCTTTTACGTTCAATAGGCACAGGAGGGCGGCCAACTTGACCACTCATTTTGAACTCCTAACCTGGAACCCAACCTTTGTTGAATTCTTTTAATGCATTACGTTTAGTTGAACGACCTCTATCGAATAGTCTTTCGACTTCTTCTAGTTCCATTCCAAGTCGTTGTGATATTTCTTCATCACTTAAGTTTAACGCTTTTAATTCGTGAATAATATCTGCCATTTTTACAACGTAATGGTTTCCTCTTGCGCGATTATGTCTTATTGTTGCAAGACGTGATAATGCTTGGTCTAAATTAGTTAAAGTAACAACCGGAACTAAACCGTCTGTAAGTTTTTGAACTTCTTTATCTTTTAATCCTAAAGTCCATCTATGAAATCCATCAACAATTGTTCCGTCTGGACTTATAACAATTGGTTGGGTCCAACCGTTTTCCAAAATAGATATTTTTAATAATTCCATTTCTGGTGGTGCAACATGATTAGGGTTATAGTCGTTTGCTGTTAAAGTTGTTGGGTCCACCCATTTAAGATTTTCTAATGGTTGTTTTTCTTTACTCATGTTTTACTCTCCAAATTACTATCTAGTGTTGGTTGTATTTCCCATAATCTATTTTCATCTTTTATTTGTTGTAATTCTGTTTCATACTTTTTTAACATCTTCGGAAAGTCTGGGTGTTCAAATTTTATTGCAACGGCATTTAAACTTCTTCGTCCTTTATAGTCACCACGCATAGCAATTGAAGCCAAAAATTTCCAAGAAACACCACTTCTTGGGTGTTTAGCGTCTACAACTATTGGTAAACCACCGGTCATTTTGTAATGACTGTTAATCATTGACATTATGTTTTGTACGACTTCGCCTTTTGCGCTTCGTTCACCTGAACGTTGTCCGGCTTTTTCACTTTTAGGCATATCGAATCTAACTCTGGCTTTCGTTTCTGGTTGCTTCTCTAATAACTCTCTAATATAAGAAGCCCAATTTATTCCATAAGGTTTTTCAATACCACCACCGAAACCGTAAAGTTCTGTATTTGAATATCTTGCTGCCGTTGCAACACCTGGGGCGCGTGCAATCATTTTGTCCCAAATTTGTGGGAACGCTTCTTTAAACACCCAAAGTTTTTGCATTGGTTCTTCACCGAAAGGTGGTGCGCATCTTTGAGCATGTGCAGGGATTCCAAGCATTTCTAAATTATCGTAAGCGTGGTTGTAATCCCAATCATGTATTGCAGGGGCTGTCCAAACGTCTTCTGTTTGCCAATCATAAATTGGGTACCCTTTATAAATACCCTCAGTTAATTTGATTATGTAATTATCTTCTTTTCGATTCGTTACGGCTGCTTGTCGCATTAAAGATTCTTGAGCGCGAATACCAAGTAAATAAATTGACGAACCACTTTTGTTATCTATTAAATGATTTATCTCTGGCCAACCTGGACGTTCGTGTCTTTCTAAACCCTCTAAAAATGGTAAAGAGGTTATTGCACCTTCCGGTAATGGTCGCACCCATTTATCTTTATCTTCTGGCGCCCATGGATACCAAAAAGGGTCTTTACTCGAACAAGCGTTACGGCACTGTAAAGGAACGCAATACCATTCTAAATTAACTCTCGGATCATGTTGAACTCTTGTAACGTATTCAACTGTTTCAAGTGGGATACATTCTTCATCGTAAAAGATTGCTCTTAGAGGTAAACGACCACGTCTCTCGGCTACCTCTAAAGCAGTATTCAATACAGCAGTTGAATCTTTACCACCGGAAAATGAAACTGTAACATTGTCAAAAATGTCAAAGATTCGTTCAATTCTTTCGATAGTTAATGAGTAAACATCTTTATCGACTTTTTGATTCCGGTAATGTTGTGCCATTTATTTTACTAACACTCTATCTCTTTGGTCATATAATTTTGCTTCGTCTTGTTTAAATCTTGAAACAAAATAAGTGATTCCACCGGATAATGCGATAGTTAATAATGAACCGGCAACAATGAAATGCCAATCTTTTGTGGCGTTTCCGTAACCAAGTAATGGAACACCGATACAGATTGCAAATAGGATTCCGTAAAATACTCCAGATTCGTGAACGTATTTAGCCCACATCAACATTAAAACTGTTGGTATTAAAGTTGAGGCACGCATTGTTCCGTAGAACATTTGAAATTGCCATATTTGTAATCCAGGTATTAACGCTAATGGAATAGCAAGTACGGTAATCAAAATCATTCCGATTCGGGAGAATGCAACTATTTCTTTTTGGTCTGTTGATTTTGTTAAATCGTGACCGAACAATGAAGCAATAGCGCAAAGGTGGCTGTCAAGTGTGGAAACTAATCCCGCTAATATAAAGAACAAAAATGGGATTACTGTCCAACTTGGTAAAAATGTTTGGACGGCAGTTAGGTTAGTTAATTGTTTGTTTTCAATTTCTAATCCTGCTCCTGCTGAAGCAAACCCAAGAATTGACATTGTTATTGGGACGATAGCAAAAATTAAACCACCGGCAATAAACGCTTTTTTAACTTGTGATGGTTTTGTGGACCATGCTCTTTGCCAAAATGTTTGGTCGCCAAAAGGTCCGGATATCAAACCGATTGACAGCGCTAAACCGTAAGTTAAAAATACTTCGATTCCATGTGCATCAAATAAGCCGTAAGCGTTATCGTTGATGCCATGTACGCCTCTTGCTAATGTGTCCCAACCACCGGATTCAATTAAAACCCAAGGGGCTAAAATTAAACCGATAATTCCGATAAGCCACATTTGAAAATGGTCTGTTAAAACACTTGCGTTCATTCCTGAGAACATTGAATATCCAACAGCGATTAAAGACAAAGCGATAATCAATTGGAAGTATCCGATACCGGTTAAGTTTGAAAGAATTAAACCACCAGCTAAAAGTTGAACAGCGAATGACATAACCGATAGTGACGCTAAACAGAATAAATAAATACCTTGTACTCGTTTATTGAATCTTGCGCGAACATATCCGGATAATGTGAATCCTTTTGGTAATTGTCTAGTTGCTTTTTGAGCGAACCAACCAAATAAAATTAAAGCGAAAGCATTTGGAACTGTAAACCAAAATACTCCGACCCACCCATTTACATAGGCTTGTTGTGAAGCAACGAATAATGCTGGCGCCCAAATCCATGTTGCAGCAATACTCATTGCAGATGGGAACCAATTTAATTCTCTATTCGCCACCAAAAATGCAGATTTAGTATTCGAGGCTTTTGTGTAATAAAGGGTAAGCCCAATACTTAAAGCGCCAAAGATTGCGATTAGAAGCCAACCTTGTGTTTGACTAAATAGTGTCATTGTTTGTATCTCCTAAATACAATTGACAAATATGAACTAGAGCAGTAGGTCCGTCAGCCATATCGTCTTGTTTTTTTGCTACATTCACAGCGTCAAAGATTATTTGTCTTTGCTCTGGACTAAATGCATAAGGAATACCATATATCTCTGATGACTCAACATTAAGATTATTTAATGGTGTGTTTTCATTATTATCAAGTCCGTTAAGAAATGAACTTGGTGATGGTGGTTCCAAACTTGGGAAACCTAAATCGACTAATTCCCAACCCTCGGCATCTAATTCCAAAAGTTGATTCTTTAATCTTTCATCTTCCCAAACTGCTAACTCGGCACTACGGTTATCGGCTAAAGCAAATGCTCGACATTGTTCGTAAGACCAATCAGCAGGAGTGCGTGTGATTGTTACTTTATCCCAACCTAATCTTTTCGCTGCTTCCAAAGTGCCGTTACCGGCTAAGACGATATTGTCTGCCGTCACAACAAGTGGTTTGCGTTGCCCGAACAATTTGAGTGAGGCTTTAATTGCTTCGATGTTTATTTCATCATGTTTGCGAGCGTTGGCTGGATCATTCGTGAGGCTGTCAATTGCAACAGCAGTTAAGCGCAGTTCGTTCAATTTAATTCCCTTTTAAAAAAACCAATAATTTCGCGACAGTACGCAAGGCGAGGGCAGGGGTATCGCCTGACGAGTA